GTTGCTCTATCCAGCTGAGCTACAGGACCATTTGGTTATCTGTTTACCATATAGATAAACATGCAGACAACAAAGATAATGAATCCTGCTAACATCAGTTGAAGTGGAAGCATTGCCATTTCATGTTCTAAATCATCAATTTTTTGTTCAATACAATATTGCTCATACTGTAAATCACTGAGATAATGAGCTTTTATATCTGGATCCATTTTAGAAGCATAAACTTCCGCAATCTCCCATTCTTTCTCAGCCCATAGGACATTTAAATCTCCAATCTGTTGTTTTCTTGACCGTTTCATAATTTATTTTTTATTGTGTTCTACTTCAAAATGCCATTCACATGCTCCCCATACTACAGTACAGAATATTAAACACTGTACAATCCATGCTAGAGCATTGTAATTATCAAAGTTAAAGGCAGAACCAAGTGTCATCATACCTTCAAGCAATAATGCACATAGTGCAAGTGTAGCCATTCGGCCTACTAAACCAATTGTATTTTTCATAATCATATTTTTTAAAATCAGTAAATAAATAGTTACCCGGTGATAAGAACATATAGACACAGATAAATTCAAGTACAAAATCAAAGACCTTCTCTCCCACAAAGGCAAAAACAAAGAATAAGACTCGGTTTTTGTCAGCCAATTGTACACCTCTAGGTACTTAACCTGTCTGACTAATGAGTTCTATCTCAGTAAAAGTTGGAGAGAAGCGGTAGATTTTAATGTAGTTAATAAATCTTTTTGTAAGGGCTCAAGGCCCGATATAAGTCTTTTTCTGGATTCTTATCACCAGACACAAAGAGCAAGAGAATCAGCTTATGCCTATCTCTTGCTCACCTATCAGTCCCTATTACTCAGCAGTAATAAACATGTCTATTACTGGCTGAAATCTAGGGTCAACACTAATTCTTAGTGCAGCAGCGGCTTTAACCTGCTCTTCACGAGCAGCATTAAAGTCAGCATTCTCTTTCTGTACCTGATTACGGTACGCTTCAAATGCTTGTGATCTAATCTCAGATTGCTTACTTGTTTCAGCATCATACTGAGCCCATAAGTCTGAACAAACTTTCTGGATGCGTGCATTCTCATCACTCACTAGGTTCTTAACCTTAGCTTTGAAATAGTTTACACGTTGCTCATATGTTCTATGTGCAGAAGCAATTTGCTCATGAGTAGCTAACAACTCCTGAGAAGTGTGATGCTTGTTAATTTTAACAGGTGTTCTTTCACCATCTTTAACACTCATCCACTCAATTGAGGGCAAGTCAGCTACTTCTCTACGCATCTTGTCTAATTTACCACGGTTGTGGATAAATTGACCAAGATGAGCAGCCATAGCCTCAGCCTCCAAATACTCAGAGTGTTCAGATCCAGAAAGTTGTTCCCAACCCCAAGACTCTGATACATTAGCAGGAACATCAGGTTCAGGAATCTCATCAAACTCCGGTCTTACAATATGACTAGAATCAAAGCTAGTATGAATGAGTCTGCTAATAACAGAGTCTTTCTCCTTAATAGCTTCCATCAAGAATGCCTGAGTAGCATGTAGTCTACCTTTCTCCTTGAGTAACTCAAGAATAGCTGAAGGCATAGGATATGCATCAACTAATGAGTAGCTATCACGGCCAACAACAATAGACTTAGAACATACATTGTATGACTCCAACTCACGTTGAATTTCCAATGCACGTTGGTTGCACAAGTTACTAATAGATTGTGCTTGGGACATAGAAAGTCCTTTTGTAGATAAATGTTTCATAATCAGAATAAAAATTAAGTAAATAAATAGAATTAATAAGTTACAAATCAGAACCCCTCTGCACTCAGTTGTAATCCTGTTTCATTCCCGGTCTAAAGTAGAGTAATCACTCTCTACTAAAATAGCCAGTTCGTCAACATATCAGGTGATTAATCCTGTAGCGGTCTCCATGAATTACAACTGCTCACCCTTGGGAAGTGAGTTATGGTGCATTAGTTCAGTCCTTAAGGTATATGGACCAAAACCTACTGTCTTGTAACTACACTGGACAGTCCCGCGCCAGCAGCTTACTGGATAGAAGATTCACGAGTTTATAGTCAGAACAATCTTCAAACAACCTGACTTAAAATTATATGCTATTCTCAATTGAAGTTTCCTGAGATGCATTATTAGCATCTTGTCTTCTCTCTTCATAGCACTGCTGACACTCATGAACTTCATCACAAGTGCAAGTTAATTCCGGTGAAATACTGTATAACATATACATATCTCTTGCATCTTCAAACATCATAGTTTAATAGTTATAGAATGGAACAATGTGTAAGTATAGTTTATTACCTAATTCATCAAGAGGATGATGGTCTGTAATAACATCTGCCTTAGCATATAACTTATTGCCACATATGTAATGTGTTGGTGACTCATTAGTCACACGGTCATATATAGTCTGACCATCTGAGATAAATCTTTTCATAGAAGATATATTTAGGGGGGTAATGGGACTATTCCCGGAGTCTTTTACTGTCTTCTAACTGTATATAGTAATAGAACATATAGAGATAAAACTAATAGTTTATATAGTAAAGCATATAGTAGTAAGTATATAGTAAGAGTTATGTACTTATGTAGTTTTAGCCATATATTCCTGTTCTGTAAGTCTTCTAGTTGATTTTATGTTAGCTTAGTTAAGTATAGAAAGGCAGAGAGGTTTTTAGTCCATAACTCTGAAACCCCCGTCCACACTAGGATCCGTACCATTTTATAACAACAGCATAGGTAAAAAAACAAAGCACCCTAACGTTAGTTAGAGTGCTATGTGGGTTAGGCATTAACAGCCATGCTTGCCACATTTGAGAAGTCAAATGTTGCAACAGCAGGTGCTTGTTCGCCTGCTTTGTGAATCATCTTGGTTTCAATGACCTCACCTGTGGCTTGATTAACAGCCTTATAATCAGAAACTTGTAAATCAGCAGTAAGCTGAGTACCAATGGACTTAGCCAATAAGGTACGTGAAAGGGTTTCTGTACCTTTCATGAAACGCACATGGTAACGTTGGTTACCTTCTGCATCTTTTTCCTTGTTAGGAACTACCTCAATGCCTGTGGCATTTAGTAGTTGCTGAAAACTAACAATAGAACGGGTGTTTGAAAATGTTGCCATTTTGGTAAAAAGATTAAGTTAACAATAAATATCAATATGGGTTAAGAGCTGTTTTCTAAAGCTGCGAACGAAGTGAGCCCTAACAAAAAAAAGGTAAGACTCTGTGCACTAGAGCCTTACCCACCACACCTTTGCAGTCAGTGTGATTACCATTTCTTGTTCCTAGATGGTTATCTCTGAGGCTTAATCTTACGGTTCCGCTTTCCGCCTGCTTGTACTTCACAGGATAAATAGTAAGATATACGAATATATCAAAATGGGTCATGAGCTGTTATTAAAAGCTGCGAAGCCTTTATATACTATATATAGACAATCCTAACACTACCCTTGATTATCAGGCAGTTACAAATTGTTGGTCTCATTTCTCTATATATAGTAGTAGAGACAAAACAAAAGCTCTCAATTAAGAGAGCTCAAGTTGAATCCATTAGCAATACTGAAGTCCATTGGCTTTGGGAATCTTATTCTTCTAAACCCAACAGGCTTACCATTAAGAAACTTAAAGCCTTTCCATCTACCTGACTGAAAATCAACCTGTTTCACTTGTATAAGAGTATCCTCATCAAGACTATTAAGGTCATTTTCACCAAAGATGTGGACTATTAAATCCTCTCCAGATGTAGTGCGGACAAGGCATTTAGCAAATGGTGTGTCGTTTAGGGCTAACTGAACATTAGATACAAACCCTACAAAATGTGCATATAACATATAATAAGTTTTAAAATTCAAGAGAAGTTATGAGCTGTTTTACTAAAAATGCTCATTTTATAACTGCTTGATTATCAGGCAGTGAGTCTACTTGCTCCACAGGCTGGAGACAAAAGTAAAAAGGGGATATTACTCCCCTTGTACATAGTAAGCATCAGGTGCTTGAGCATATATTTCTTCAAGCTCATTAATTATTCTAATAAGCTCTTCAGTGCTAATATTATTTTTATAATCAACACTATACTCCATATGACTTACTTCTTCATATTTTGTATCATCACTTATTAAAGCATTAATGCCATGGATAGCATTTAAAAGTTTTTCTTTTGTTTGGTTTAAAGTAAATTTCATAATATATAGTTTAATTCAAAAATTGTTATGAGCTGTTAAAAATATAAGGGAGTTAGACTCCCCTATATTGTGTGCTCAATCTGACATATGCTGTATCAAGCTTGTCACTGTCCACTTGGTCTTTGACATACTTAACTGCACTCAAGACAGCTGTGAGTTCTTCCCAAGTGAGTCTTACACCTATAAGTTCTTCTTTTTCCCACAATGTCTTGTATAGCTCTGTATTTGCTATTTCTTGTTGCAGAGAGTTTCTTATATCCATATAGGCCCATAGTCTACCAATATCAGATGCATCTAATGAGTTCTTCTCACCTTCTAAATTGAGACACTTAATGTTATCACTAAGCATATCAATTACTCTTAATAATGTGTTTGTATCCATAATGTATAGTTTTAAATCAAGATGAGTTATGAGCTGTTAGAAAAAATAAAAGAGGACCTTAATAGTCCTCTTCTAGAATTAAACCTACCACATTGTCTCTCTTTGCTTGAGAGATAATGTCTTCTATGGCCTCATTAGTCCATCCACGTAATAGTGTAATGGCTCTTTCACTGAGACCTTCTCCAAACTTTAGGATCATGAGTCCGTCAAGTTCATCAATAAGGTTTTGTTTTCTGCTATTAGTAGCAGAGCTGATAAAATAAATTGCAAGCATGTGGCATAAATTAATTGGTTCAAGAAAGGTTATGAGCTGTTTAAAAAAACAGACTTAACGTATCTGTTGTGAGGAACTCCCCCTTCCGTCAGAAGGTTTGGCAACGGTTAGCTTAAAGACACTAACAAACGGTGTTATTAAAGACATATCTTCCCCAAGCTCTCTGAGCTCAGCCATTGGTTGTATTACAACCACCCACCCAACCGAGAAGATATGTCAAAATAGTTTATGAGCTGTTATATATAGAGAAAGATAACCCATTACAGGTTATCTCTATCTAATACAGCTGGAATGCTATCCATAGGACACTCCATTAGATGCCCATCAATGCTCTCTATTACTACAGAGTTAGGTCTTAACTCTAAGTAATATTCTGTTTTGACATGTTCTGCCTTGGCTCTAATAGAACCCATGACATATCCTGTAAAGACGCCAAGGGCAAATATCAGGACAACTAATAATGAAAGTTTCTTTTCTTGATTCATAATTGATAGATTAAATATTCAATAAAGGTGATGAGCTGTTAGAGAAAATGAGAAGCCCTAGAAGGGCAACTCATCTCCATCATGCTGTAGCACATCAGTCACGTGGGCCTTATGCATACAATCTTCACACATTGTATGAAAGTATACAGCACCTTGCCGTTGAGCAACTTGGATACCATCTTCATAGATAGGTATCAATTCAAAATCATAGGCAACTGGTTGACCGCAGCTGCAGTCTGGATGCAAAACTTTTTCCATGGTAAATGTTTTAGGTAAATAATTCCAAATAGGTGGTGAGCTGTTCAGAACACAGGGGGTACCCCCGCGCGGGCAGAGGGGTGGGGGGTCTGTTGCATATGGGCCCCAACATCCTCTTACATAGTATAAATTCCCTCCCGTAGTTGTTTATTCCCTCCAGAGTTCCTACCTTTACCTTGCTACAGATGAAACAGATTGCCCGGGGGGTTCTTTTTTCATTCGTTTACCCCTGGGCTATTTGTATAGCAGTAACCAACACATTATGGCATATATAGAACATAATTTTTTTCCGCTGAAAGTATTTGTTAGGAATGAGTACATGTACCAGCATAAGAAGGGACACGGAGAATTCACCCCGGGGGTTATTGTGTCAGTAAGATGCATGCCAGGACAAGCTGCGTTATTTCAAGTACTCTTAGAGAATGGCGTACTTAGAGATAAGTTACCAAGCCATGCTTTACTTACTGAACCAGAGACTCCGGATCCAGATCTACCTTTTCACTTCTTACAGATATGGAATTGTTTCTCTTATAACTTTACTTTACTACACTTGTCTTACGTATATGATACCAGAGTAGAAGTATACATGAAGGATCACAAGTTCTACCCGGGTAGTTACTATGCTACCATTAACTGGGGAGCTAGTGACCCCAATACAGATCTATCATTAGCAGAAGATCCACTAGAGCATAAAAGCCATCATATCATTTTACTTGATAACGGACAGATTGCTCTGCAACCTAATAACCGGATCAAGTGGTCTGAGCCAAGCTTTGTTACTAAACCATTCCCAGAGAGACCTGACTATCTAGTCAATACAGATTATTATAATTGTGAAGGATTTGATAAGTGGCACACAGAAGATTCAGATAGGATGTTTTATGATAATGAATAATTTTGTATATTAATAGTATGAAGAAAATAGACATGGGTAAGTTTGTTCTATTAGTAGGCAAAGATGCAACTGAGATCTTTGACTATTATAATGTAGATCAGATGCACGGGTTAAACCGTAAAGATGCTCAAGCTGAAGAAGTTGATAAGACTAAAGGCAATGGTGTCTATATATATGGGTGGACCAACTATGATCCTCGGGACAAGAAGTTAAAAGCCAAAGCACCCTACAAACCATTTCTATTTCTAAATAAGAAACACTTTAAAGGAGACTTTACTGATATAACACTAGTAAATCATGAGGCTATGCATGTAGCAATACTCTTGAATAACTGGAAGATTATGAATAAAGAAGAAGATGCAATTAGTCAAGCAGAAGAGTATACTAACAAAATAGTTAGACTTCTTAAGTTAGACAAGTTTACAAATTAGTATATTAGTATTATAAATTTATAACAATGGCAAAGATTAAAGAAGGTACTACAAAGTTGGCTAAGGTAAGAGTGTCCAGGCCAGGTGTTCATGCTAAAGCAAAGACTAGCAAGTTGAAGAAAAGCAAGAACTACAAAAAAGCTTACCGTTCACAGGGTAGATAAATATTATTATATTTGCAGGTGTTCATAATTAATTGTTTAAGAAGTTAAACTATAGAAAAGCTCAGATCAAAAGTCTGGGCTTTTTTATTTAGAAAAGTTTTTTATATTTGTTTCATGGTACAGAAGTTCAAGAAGAAACCTGTTGTTATTGAAGCAGTTCAGTGGACTGGTAAAAACCAATATGAGGTAATGAACTTTTGTAAGACCTGTTACTTAACCAGTAGTGGAACAGTAAAGGATCTATACATTGATACCTTAGAGGGTGATATGTTAGCCAACGTTGGTGATTATATTATTAAAGGAGTAGCCGGAGAGTTTTATGCATGCAAGCCAGACATCTTTGCTCTTACATATGAGAATGCATGACCCAACACCAGTTGGACATATGGCAGAAGTTGACAGCTGAGTCAGAAACCAACCTTGAAGCAAGGATTAAATTTGATAAATATATGGAAGAACAAGAACCAGTGGTTACCATCAGAGAAGTAAGAGTACCCACATTCGGAGAACAATTAGTTGGATTAGATTTCAATCCAAGTGAAGATGAGGATGTACAAAAAGTAAAAGAATTAGCAGCAGAGATTGCTGAGATTCTTAAACGTAGATACTCTAGTGATACAAGAACTCCAGTAAAAAGTTTGTTATTTGATCATGCAGTAGGTGAGATACTGAATGCACAAATGGCAGTAGTTAAAGTAATAACAATGAATAAAGAAAAATGAAATTACACGGAAAGAGAATACTAGTAAATAAACCTGAGGTAAAAGAATCAGCGTTTGAATTATCTGAAAAAGATAAAGCTTTGGTAGAAGCAGAAATGAGAACTAAGTGGACAGCACTTGAGATCTTTGCAATTGGTGATGAAGTTGAGAAATTTCAAGCTGGAGATAAAGTATATCTTCAGATGAATGCACTCAATACCTCAGAAGTAGTAGATGTTGAAGGAGCTCTTAAGCTTATGGTAAGAGAGCATGATATTGCAATTACATGGTAAACTTTAGTCAAGAAGCTGAGCAACAATATGAAAAGGTCATGTGTTCCAAAGAGGAGATCTCTGGTACCCCTATTGATATTAGTTCTCGGATTATTATTGTTAATGATGCTACAAGACCTAATCACTATGGTGGTAAGGATAATCCGTATGAAGTATTCAATGTATTAGAAGCTTGGAAACTAGATAAAGATTTTTATCTTGGTAATGTAATTAAGTATGTTGCTAGAGCTGGAAAGAAAAGTAAGACTACTGAGAAAGAGGATCTTCAAAAAGCTTTAGTATATTTACAAAGACGAATTGATTCACTATGATCTGGATTAAGATACTTTTAGCAGCATTTGCCATAGGATGCATAGTAATGTTTTGGGTTATTGTAAATGCAATGACAAGACCTGTATATAACAAGATGTACAATATGTATGTTGAGGATGAGAAAGGACGTGCTATTGCAAACTGGACTATTGCCGCTATAATATTAGTATCTTTTTTATTAGGTTATATGCTTGGCTAATATAAACTCCTACCCTGTCACAGTCCCTAGTTGCTTTAGCTAGGGACTTTTTTATGTGATTAATTTTTAGTATATTATAGTATGGCGGAATTTAATAAACAAGGTACTCTAGCTGTAACAGGAACAGTACTCCATACCGGAGTAGAAGGACAATCTTTTAATAGTAAGGTTGCTCTAATGCGTTTCAATAATCCACTAGCTTATACCGTTACATTACAGAGATATGAGGCTAGTACAGCAAGTACAGTTACTATATATACATTAACGTTATCAGCTGGTGATACACTTACTGATAATTTTAATTATTCATTAGAGCCTGGCGATCAGTTAATTGCCACATCAAATATTACAGGGACAGCATATTATATATACGGAATTGATTACTGATGCAGTTAACAGATAAAGATGGAAATGTATTTGGTGTAGGTGGATTAGAGATAACTACATCTACTGGTAAACCAAAGATTCCGGTAATAAATACAGATATAACTATTGGTACTACAACTATAGTAGGTGGAGTAGCTGGTAGATTACTATTTGATGATGCTGGTGTAGTAGGTGAGACTAATGGTGTACATTGGGATAAGGTTAATAGTAGAATGGGATTTGGCACAGTCACTCCCGCTTATGGAATTTCACATATAGGAAATATTGGCGTAGCAGCTATATTTTCACAACGTGATTTTGGTTTTGGAGCATATTCTCAAATAACTCAAAGAGCAAGTTATATTGCATATACTACAGATGGTACAACAGGTTTAGCAATAGGAGCAGCTTCAGGTGCTGCTAGAATACAAGGATTTAATGGATTACCTGCTACATCTGACAAACCTATATTCCTTCAATCATTAGGTGGTAATGTTGGTATTGGTACTACTACTGATGCAGGATACAAACTAGATGTAAATGGTACTACAAGGGTAAAAGGAACTGGTACAACATCTGCCACTACAGCATTTACAGTAACAAATAGTGCTGCTACATACAATTCTTTGATTATTAGAGATGATGGTACATTTGTTTTTGGGAATCCGAATAATGGAGTAACTTATTTATCAGCAGCACCTAACGGAAACATTGTAGCAAATTATTTTAACGCAACTCTTGATTTAGGAGCAGGTAGAAAAGTAACATCTGTTCAGTATTTTTCTTCAGGTTCAATCACAGCGGCTTCAGCACTTGCACAAGGAGTATTCTTCAATAACACACTCGTAGCAGCAGCCAACAATGATGTCCTTGTAGGATTAGATATAGCACCTACTTTTACTAATGGTGCATTTACAGGTCTTGAAAATATACATATTAGGAGTATAAGTTCTGCAAATGCTACAGTTGTAAAAAATATTTTATTAAAAAACACAGGTACAGGTAATGGTTCGGGTGTTTCAATAGGATTTAACAATCTTAATGCAAACAATTTATCACACGCTTTTATTAAAAGTTATTATGTTATACCAAGTGGGATGGCTATGTCATTTGGAACGGGTGGTGGTAGTTCTTTGACTTCAGAAGGTACAACCGCTCTTGTATTAAATGCAGACCAAACCGCCAATTTTACGGCAAGAGTAATTGCAAATTCAGGAGGTTTTCAAGCAACAGGGACAACTACTAATCTATTGATGTCGGATAATGGAACTCCTATAATAACACGAAATGGCTCAACAGGTATTCAATTCCTTAAAGATGCATATTGGCAAACCTTTTCAATCTTTACAAACAATACCGAAAATTTAAGAGTAGCCTCCACAGGAAACGTATTAATTAATACTACTACAGATGCAGGTTTTAAGTTAGATGTAAATGGTACTGCAAGGATACAGGGTAATACTACATTAACTGGTACTTTAACAATGGGTAATGGAAGATTTAGTTATTCTGCAAATCCAAATGATTGGTTTACTATTTCAGGTAACCAAGGTCTAATACTAAATCAAGTTAATGGTAATAATGGAAGTATAGTGTTAGGAGCTTCTAATAGTGCAAATTTTACAGTAGCACTTACTAATACAACTAAATATGGGGTATCAATTTCAAGACCAGTAACACCTATTGCAGGATCAACCAATTTAAATTACAATAGTCTTGAAATTGATAATGTTATTGACTATACAAATGCAACTAATTCAATAGTAAGAGGATTATATATTCATCCAACATTGACTTCTGTTACAGACTTTAGAGCTATTGAAACTACAGTAGGTAATGTGTTATTTGGTACTACTTCTGGCAATGTAGGAATAGGAACTACTAATCCTCTATATAACCTTGAAGTAGTTAGTTCAACAGGATATGCAGGTATAGGAATAAGATCAGCACAAAATAATAATGCTGAGTTAAGCTTTCAAAATGCTAGTTATCCAACTCCTAGATGGACAATCAGGGCTTCTGCTGCAGCGGATGGATCTTCAGGAAATTTAGTTTTTCAAAGAAATGCTTCTACATTTCCAATGACTATAACATCTGGAGATAACGTACTTATAGGCACAAGCATAGACTCTAGTTATAAGCTAGATGTAAATGGTACAGTTAGAATTACAGATAATTTGTTTTTAGCAAGTACAAAAGGACTTTACTTTACAACAACGGCATTAGGTATTTTAGGAAATAGTGGTATAGGTACAATTAGTTTTTTAACAAATTCTATCAGTAGATTAAGTATTGATAATAGTGGAAATATAAATGCTATAAATTCTCCAACTGCTGCATTTTCAAATATATTTATAACAGGAAGTAATATTGAATTTAGAAATGGTATTCATTATTTTAGTTGGGAAAATAACGGAAATTTATTTCAGATTAAAAATATAACTAATGCTAATACTATTCCATTTGCAATATTTAAAGCAACAAACAACATAGGCATCAACACCACCACAGACGCAGGATTTAGATTAGATGTTAATGGTAATACCCGTTCAAGTAGATTTTATGCAACTGATGGAATTACATTAGCAAGAATTTCATTTGAAGGATTTAACAATCAAGTAGGGATAGACTATAATTCAACATCAGGATTATTTAAATTTTTTGCATCAGGAAATAATTTTTTAAGTGCAGGTTGGAATTTAGATACAATTATTGCTCCCGTTAGAAATACAGTTGATAATATTGGAGATGTAGTTATACAAGGTGGAGGAAGTGAAAGAGTAAGATTTAAAGCTAATGGTAACGTAGGTATTGGAACAACTACTCCAAGTTATAAACTACATACAGTTGGATCAGCAGGATTTGACAATGGAGCAAGTGGGGATGCTATTACTATTTTAAACTCAGGATACATACAATCAAGTTTAATAAGATTTAGAGGTTTTGCTACTCAATTTGTTATACAAGACAATTCATACAATATTAAATTTGCAATATCTACATCAGGTAGTTTTTCTTATTTTAATACGGGAGGTAATGTAGGTATTAATACCACAACAGATTCGGGTTATACATTAAATGTAAATGGAACAGGATACTTTAATGGTAATGTAAAAGTTAATGGAGCTATACAAGCTTCAACACCTACAGCTAGTTCTTATATATGTCACATAGGACTAACAGCTGACCAAGTGCTAGTTTCAGGAGCTGATGCTGTATTAGATTTTGTAGACATTGCAGATACTAATAACTGGTATGACCCAACTACTAAGAGATTTTTACCAAATGTTGCCGGATACTATCATATAGATTTCTCACTATGGTTTGAACCATCTCCAGTAAGTACAGGACAGTACAATATCCAAGTAAGAAAGAACGGAACAACAGTAATGATCATACAGCAACCTACTATAAATAATGGCACAGGACAATCATTAATGAGTTCTAAGCTAGTTTATTTTAACGGGACAACAGATTATATAGATTTCACAGCTTATCAATCTACAGGAAGTAATAGAAACATTTGGAAAGGTACAGATAGCTCCGGAACATATGCTACTATACATTTATTAGCGGTATAATTTCTAGGATTTTACAATTATTCTTATTATATTATATAGTAAGAATGTACCTATGTTAAATAACATTACTAACTTTTTCAATCTGATAAGGACTGGAATGGTTAAATCACAATTGGAATCATCTGACTTATTACCTGTTGGTACTAGAGATAGTGCATATGGTGGAAGTTATAAGCCAACAATGGTTAAGTATTCTGATCTAGCTGCTCAGATTTTAGCCGGAGTTCCTCCCCTTACAATAGGTATAACTCCTATTGCATCAGGTACTGCAGGTAAATTATTATATGAAGGTGCCGGAAATGTATTGAATGAATCACCTGTTTTTAATATTGACCCGTTAACAGGATTTCTTGGAGTAAATACAACTACTCCTCAGTTTGCTATTGACATGCAATTTAGTACATTAGGATTCTATTCAGATCCTACTTATAATGCATATTTTGGATTAAATAACGGGGGCCTTTACTTAAGTTCACATACAAGATTTGTATTTAATACATCATTAGCAAATAGCGCCCTTACAATAGAACAAAGTGGTAATATACTTATTAATACAGGTTTTGACGCAGGTTTTAAGTTAGATGTAAATGGTACTGCGAGGTTCACGGGACAATTCTCATCGGGTGCAAATATAAACTTTCAAATACGTCAAAATTCGGGAAATCCAAACTTTCAAGTAAGAGGGGACGGATATGTTCAATTTAATAACTACACTCCTTTATCGGGTGGCACAATGAACGTTCTTGACGGAAGCAGAATATCTATGTTTGGTGGTGGTCCATTATCAGGTAACATTAACCAATTTTCAATGAGTCACCTGTTCCAAACAAATGATAGTTCTCATACTTATACAGGCGTTCTCATATCTACAACCATCAACCAAACCGGTGGAGCAAGCGGCATTACAAGAGGTCTTTACGTTAATCCAACTTTAACGGCAGCGGCAGACTTCAGAGCAATAGAAACAACTGCAGGCAATGTTATTTTCAACGGAGGCAACGTAGGTATTGGGACGAGTAGTCCTGCTTATGTGTTAGATGTGGTTGGTGGTTTTAGAATAGGCTCATCAACTATTAAGTTAGGAATGGGTGAAAGCGGAGGTAACTCCGTGTTTGTGGGTAGCTTAACAAATCAACCTTTAAAATTCCTTGTAAACACGAATGAATATGCAAGAATAGCCACCACAGGCAACGTCCTAATCAACACCACCGGAGACTCAGGTTTCCGCTTAGATGTTAATGGCACGGCAAGGGTGCAGGGTTTGATAACAGGAACAGCCGGTATAACAATTTCAGGAAGTTCAAGTTTTACGTCAGGGTATTTAGGTATTGCTTCAACAGGCTCGGGTGGTATTTATGGTCTTACTGCAAATCAGCCTTTATATATTTGGAATCGTCAAACATCAACAGGAAATGGAATAGTTATAGACGATTTTAATGGTGTTGGTGCAAATAGTATTAGTTTAAATTTACTAAATATATCAGGTTCTTATAATACGTCAGGAACTTGTGTACATAATACATTAATGATAAGTCGTGCAATAAATATGCCTTTAGGAAATCAAACTGTTCGAGGATTTTATTATAATCCGACTTTAACTAACACAACAGGATTAGTTGCTCACTTTGCCTTCCACTCAACAAGTGGACGAGTGAGATTTGAAGGACTCCCTACTTCATCTGCAGGACTTTCATCAGGAGACATTTGGAATGATGGTGGAATAGTTAAAATAGTTTAAGCATAAGAAACAATACAATATGTTAAACAATATCACAAACTTCTTCAATCTAATTAAAACCGGAAAGGTTAAGACTCAATTAGATGGCACAGATCTTCTACCAATAGGTACAAGGGATAACCGTTTTACTGGACAGTATCAACCTACTATGATCAAATATTCTGATCTAGTAGCAGGAATGATTGGAGGATCTAACGGGCAAGTATTGTTTAAAGACAATGGAATTGCAAATGGTGCATCTAATCTATATTGGGATAAAGTAAATGAAAGATTGGGTATTGGCACGAGTACGCCTGCATTTGCATTAGATGCTTTAGCACCTCAATATGGTGGTTTTAGATTTATGGCTTCTGACGCTACTTTTTTAAGGTTAGATACCACAACAACTAATTTCCAAATTAGTCAGTCAAATACTCAAACAACTTTAACAACAAGTAATTATGGTCCGCTTTATTTCATAAATAACGGAGCTGCTTCAATAAGACTTTCTCTTTTTGCTAATGGCAACTTTGGCATAAACACAACAACCGATGCAGGTTTCCGCTTAGACGTTAACGGAACTGCTAGGGTGCAGGGGAATACTACTTTTTTAGGTAGTATAGCGGGTAGTAATGCCGGTCGTTTTGTTATTGCAGCACAGAATTTTGCGGTAAATATAACTTCTAACAACCCTATGAATGGGGAAGGAAGTTTAATAACAACAGGTGAAATTACAACTACAGATAACCAAACTAAAAATGTCATTAATGTAAACAATGCAGTAACTTCAACTTCTGCAAGTTTTAATACGTTGAATGGTTTTGCGTTTACCTCAACTATAAATCAAACTCTTGGAACAATAAGAGGCTTATTTATTGCGCCAACCATAACTGCTTCAACTAACTTTAGAGCAATTGAGACTACACGAGGCAATGTCTTGTTTGGTTCAACAAGCGGCAACGTCCTAATAGGTACCACCACAGACTCAGGGTTTAAACTTGATGTAAATGGTACTGCTAGGGTGGTAAATACACTCTCAGTAAATACGGGGAATGTATCGGGTCAAGGTATTCAAATGGGGAGTGACTCAAATATTGGTATCTTCAACAATGGTGGTGTTATGCAACTAAGGCAGTATTCAAATTCATTTGAATTAGCAGGAGGCGGAACTACTGTATTTTTACGCACTGACGGTAATCGTATAAACACAATAGCTAACTATGGAATAGCATTAGGAACACTCAATGTAACAACTGCAAGTGCTTCTGCTATTTTAGAGGCATACTCCACAACAAAAGGCTTCCTACCCCCACGAATGACTACAACACAAAAGAATGCCATTGCAACACCTGCTGCGGGACTAATGATATATGACACAGACTTAAACAGACCTTGCTTCTTTAACGGGACATCTTGGATAACATTATAATACATAGACAATGTTAAATAACATAACAAACTTCTTTAACTTAATTTCTACTAAAAAAGTAAAGACACAGTTAGATCCTACTGACCTTTTAGCAATTGGTACTAAAGATCCTAGATTCTCAGGTAACTATCAGCCTACACTTATTGAGTATTCTAATTTTGTATCCGGATTAGTTGGAGGTTCAAATGGTCAAGTACTATTCAATGACAATGATACCATTAGTGGTGCTGCTAACTTTTACTGGGATAAGATAAACCAAAGAGTAGGAATAGGTACAAGTACACCTGCACATCCTTTAGATGTAAGAGGTGTTAATGAAATAATCAAAATTACTGCAACAGGTGGCGGTGCTACCATTAAGATGCAGAATTCTTTTGGTTCTACTTGGAATGTTGGTACAACAGGAAATGATTTTTATTGGTTATATAATGGTATAAATACATTTATGACCATTAAGAATAATGGTAATGTTCTTATTGATACCACAACAGATTCTGGCTATAAACTTGACGTTAACGGAACTGCGAGGGTGCAGGGGAATGCAACGGTTCAATCGTTGTTAGTGCCAACTACTAATCTTTACGATATTGGTACTTTAGGCGTAAGATTTAGAGACGGTTATTTCAAAGGAATCTTGCTTGCAACTGAAATGTATGCGGAGCAATTTAGATTTGCAGCTACAAATTATAAGATTCTAAATGTTGGAGGAACTCAAATAGCACAATGGTTTGGAACAGGTAACTTATTAATTCAAAACGGAGGAACGTTTACAGACGCAGGCTTTAGACTTGACGTGAATGGTACTGCGAGGGTGGTAACAAGCATATTAGTAGGTGCAGGTTCGGGTACGGGAACAGTTCAAACGGGAGTTTGTAGAGCAACTTACTTTAATAGTTATGCTAATAACTTTACAATATTTGAAACTAACAACTCTACGGGAAATGCTAAATTTTATCAAGGTGTTTCAGTGGGTACAAGTTCAGACCCCGTTGCTTCGGCACAAGTTGAAATAGTAAGCACAACACAAGGTTTCTTACCTCCACGAATGACTTCTGCTGAAAGAACTGCAATATTAACACCAGCAGTAGGACTCATGGTATATCAAACAGACGCTACGGAAGGACTATATATTTATAAATCCACAGGATGGGCTTTGAATTCTTAATTATTTTTACTATATTATATAATAACATAAAGACATGGAAACAACAACAACACCACAAGGAGTAGCTATTCAACCAGTAGTATTCCCATTAAATGAAGGTACAGCAACTAGATTAACTGTATTAGTACTTAACTTTACTACAGATGCTACAACAGCAACTACTTACTATCAGTTATTAACTGAAGAAGGAGCACAATTACGTCAAGGTAACTATACTATGACAGAAGAAGAATTTGCTAATTGGGGTACTGACAATAACGTAGTAAACCAATATGTAGCAGATGCTATTGGAGTAGTACTTATTTAATTATATATTTGTAAAAAAATAAATAATTATGGAAAATAACCAACGTCCACAGGCTAAGCCTATTACTCTTTCAGTTCAACACTTAGAAGTATTAGAAAACTTTATTAGTGAGATGCCAACTAAATATGGTGTAGCACTATTAAACTTTTTATCTCAAGTAGCTCAGGAGCAAGATTCCGCGGAAACCGTAGAAGAATAGTTTGTGTTTTATAAATATTTTTTGTATATTATAATGTATACATTTAATATTTATAACCATGGACATTTTAAATTTTATTTCTTGGATTAAAGCAGGAGAGTATAGAACTACTCTTCCTACAGATACGTCTAACCTTATTGCTATTGGAGCTAAAGACCCTAGTCGTGATGATGGTTACAGACCAATGGCAATTAATGCCGCACCATTACAGTCACTATATGATACTGCTAATGTAGCTCAAGCAACTCTTATTACCAATGCGGTAACTGTAAATGCACTTAACGGTATTATTACTACTGTATCTTCAACTCTTGCTGGAGCTACTACAACTTTCTTTACAGTAAACAATTCAGATGTACTTGCTACTTCTAGAATTTTACTTACGTTAGAATATGATGAAGCTGCTACCGGGATTCCTGTAGTTAGAGTTGCAGACATTGTAGCTGGTTCATTTAAAGTTGTTATTACTAATGCTGCCGCAGCTACTGCATTAAACGCTGCACTTAGAGTTCATTTCCTTATTATAGCATAGTAATATGTTAAATAACCTCACAAACTTCTTTAATCTTATTAAGGTCAGAATGGTAAAAACTGTTCTGGAAGATAGTGATTTGTTTGTGGTTGGTACTAGAGATACAAAATACGATGGTAGTTATAAACCCGTAGTAGCACCATTAAGTGCTGTTGTTAATTCTGTTATTAATCAGTTACCTCCAGGATTATATAGTCTATTTGCACAAACAGCTAATAGTATTCCTGTTACTGGCACAACTGCAGAAACCTCTTTAATTAATGGAGGTGTAGGTACGTTATCTGTACCGGCTAATGGATTTCAAGTAGGAGATAGTTTTAGAGCTATAATGGCTGGAGTTTTAAATGTAGCCAATAATCAGACTATAAGGATCAAAGTAAAAACAGGAAGTGTAATTCTTTTAGATAGTGGTCTTCAAAATATTACTAATATTACTAATGATGTTTTTTCTTTAAACATTGATTTTACCATTAGACAACTTGGAACAACTGGTGTAGCATCTATAGTTTCATTAGGCACTTTTCATTATGCAAAAACATCAAACACTAGTGTTCAAGGTTTTGCATTTAATGTAGTAAACAATACAACTTTTAGTACTACTATACCAAATACTCTTGATATAACAGTACAGTGGGGAAGCAATGCTGCTGGAAACAGCATTTTCAGTGATATATTTATTTTAAACAAAACATATTAATCATGTCAGTAGGAAATTTAAAGACATACGGAAATAAAGGAAACAATTTTCCATTCCAATTAAATGTACTTCAAGGTTTATCTTCTGTAGTAAATGCACTTACTGGAGCAACATCCGGAGATGCTAAGACTACAACCATTGCAAGACCAGCAGCTGCAGGAACAGTTGCTGCAGGAGCAAATAGTGTTTCTATAGCAAATGTAGGTGCAGCCAATGGTACAGTAAAAGGAGTAACTTTAAAGCCAGGAGAAACAATTACATTTGATGCGGGAGCAATTAACAATACTCTAGATGCAATAGCTTATGTAGCCACGGGAACAGAGTTTCTAATCATTACAGTAGTATAACATACTATGTCTACTAAAATCAACTTATATAAACAATCCGGAACGGATGTTGATACTAGGGTGAACTTTAATGTGCCTAGATCATTAACCTATGGGCTAAATGCTAGGGCTAATGATGATGGTGGAGTAAGTGAATCAGACAACTGTGAGTATAATACTCTTAACACTCTGTATGGTATCAACTATGAACCTCTTCCTATTCAACCTGAGACAGCTGCATATTTAGCTTTTACAGGAATCACGGGAACCACTGAAGTTAATGCTATTAACAAATTAGTATATGAGTTAAAGCAGAATAACCTATGGTCAAAGATGAAAGCGGTATATCCGTTTGTTACTGATAATAGGAATCTTGCTTCATACACAGAGAATTTTACCAATGCTTATTGGTCAAAAGTGAATCTAAGTGCTACTTTAGAAGGTACCAATTTAAGTTCTAATTTTTATAAAATAGCGGATTCAATTAATGGAGTTGATAATTTTTTCTTTCTTTCACAAAACTTAGTAGTAGGAACAACTTATACAGTATCAGCTAATTTTAAGAAAGGAGAATATGAGTATGTTCAAATACACCCAAGTAGTAGTCCAGGAGCAAAATTTAATTTAGCAGATGGTACTATTATATATAATACTGTAACAAACGCTACAATAACTAATATAGGTGATGGCTGGTATAGATGTTCAATTACTTTTACTGCTGCAGGAGCTGCTATACATTTTAGCCCAAATAAAACAGCTGTAGGATATTATAATTATTCAGGAACAATAGGTTCTGGCATTTATATGCAATCTCCCCAATTTGATCTAGGGACTGTTGCTACACCATACCAACCAATAATAACTACACAACAAGAATACATTTCTACACAGTTTAAATATAACCTTATTGATGGTTTTAGTTTTAAACTAGTATTTAATGGAGGTTGGAACATGTCAAATCAGGGTGCCACTCCTAATGGAGTTAATGGGTATGCTGATACTCAACTTGTGCCATCGTCCGTGTTAACGAATAATAATTATCATTTAAGCCACTATTCAAGAACTCAAAAAACAAATGCAAACGAAATAGATTTAGGTGCTGATAATGGTACGGCTTCTTCAACATTAGCTATTGACCAATATTATTTAGGTGTTTCAGGTAAAGCATTTGTAGCAGGGGGTTTTCCTACATATTCAATTGTAATAAATAATACCGATACTCTTGGGTTATTGGTAGGAACAAGAACATCATCAACATCAGCTAAGTTATTTATGGATGGTTCGTTTTTAGCTCAAAATACTACTGCAAATGTTGGTACTTTACCTAATCTTAGGTTGTATTTATCTGCTATTAATACAGCAGGTAATGTTGCTGCAGAATACTCAGCTAAACAAACCGCCTTCAGTTCTATCGGAGACGGCCTTACAGATTCAGAAGCATCTATACTATATAGTCTTGTACAACAATACCAAACCTTCTTAAATAGAGCCATATGATAGAGGTAGGACAACTTACTATAGAAGAGAAAGACCAATTGGTAGGCCAATGGTATGCTCCCGACAGTTTTTTTAATCCAGTGCAGGATATTAATGACGTATGGATCATCAGTCAAGAGGAGATGAACAACTGCATTAATCCGGAGTTTCAGTGGGTAAAAGAACTACCACTTATTGAATATATTCCCAAACCTACACCAAGTCCATTCTGATGAGTAATCTATTAAATGCAGCATCATTAGTTCTTACTCCTAATTCATATAAGGAAGGTAAACTATACTCAGTGATCCCAAATACGGGAGCTGGTGATATGACAGTAGTAAGAGCAACAACAGCAACGCGTGTCAATAGTGCGGGGTTGGTTGAGTTAGTGCCTTATAATTTGTTGAGTTATTCAAACGCATTTAACACATTTCCGTGGGCTATGAATGTCACAAGTGGACAAGCGGGAAAAGATGGGCAAAACAATGCTTGGTTATTAACAAAAGTGACGGCAACATCAAATGATTTATATAATTCAAATGTTTATAACGGCGACCAAACTTTTACGATTTATGTAAAAAAAGAGTCGGGCAAAGGGTTCAAATTATATCCCATTGGAACAACAACTACAAGTGTTGAAGTAAACTTACAGACGGGGGCTGTTCTTAATCAAGGAGGGGCTATAACATCAACCACAGTTGAAGCGTATTCATCAACTTGGTGGAAAATTTCGGTTGCGTTGAATATGATAAATAGTAGTTATTATATTTATGTAACGGATGGGGCGGGTACACAGATTGCAAGTTCAATCACAATACAAGACGCCCAAGTGAATATAGGTTTTACCGCCAAACCATATTTCCCCACAACCGACCGCCTAAACATTCCACGACTTGACTACTCTAAAGGTACTTGTCCAAGTTTGTTAGTTGAACCGCAGAGGACTAATTTGGCATTGTATTCAAACGCATTATCTACTGGTACAAATGTTGTTGATTATAGTACAACAACACCAAATGTATATATTTCTCCAGATGGAACGCAGAATGCAATGCAATTCACTGAAACAACTGACAACGGCCGACACGGATTTTACCAATATACCACAGTAACCGCACAAGCTTATACAGCAAGTATTTTTACAAAACAAACTGGGCGCAGATATATTGCTTGCACAAGTGATATGACGGGAACCGCTGTTACATCATACTTTGATTTACAAACTAAAAGCGTAGTAAGTGCAGGAAGCGGGCACAATTGTTCTATTCAAGATTTTGGGAATGGGTGGTTGCGTTTAATTTTAACATTTACCGCATCAGCGGGGTCTCGCTATGTAATTTGGGGGGGTTCACCTGATGGAACAAATATTGCTTATTTAGGCAGCACATCAATTTCACAAACATTTTATGGCTACCAACTCGAAGCAGGCTCATACGCTACTTCATACATACCAACAACCTCAGCAAGTGTAACACGAAACGCAGATTTTTTAACGAGAGCAGGGTTTGGCAATACTTCAACAAGTGGGACTTTATTTTTTGACTTTTATGCTGAAAAAATTGAAAGTTCTAATGGTATGT